ACATCATGACAAGCCCTACACCTGCAGCAATCCGTTCTCTAATCAAGGAGTGGACCGATGTGTATAAACCACATGTGGTCATTGTGGAATCAAATGCCTTTCAGCTTTTCCTTACACAAGACGAAGAAATTCGTAACTTCCTGTCGACACGAGGAATCAATTACAGACCTCATTACACAGGAAACAATAAACAGGATCCCGAGTTCGGCGTAGCCTCACTCGCTCCTTTATTTGGCACCATTACTAAGCGGGATGGTGTCATGAATAACTTTAAGCATGCTGGAGATAACTTAATTGAATTACCAGACAGCTCAAAGAATGAACACGTAAAGAAGTTAATCGAACAACTTGTAACCTGGCAACCAGGAGTACAAGGCAAGAAACTCAAGATGGACGCCGTTATGGCGTTATGGTTCTGTGAGATCGTAGCAAGAGAAACTTTACTTACTTCAGCAAATGTACCTAACTTTTTGAGTAATCAATTTACACCTAGAGGAGACATCGAGTCTCGGTACATCATCAACTTAGATGATCTAGCTGCAGCGCAGCGGACTGCGAGATTGTGACATTAATGAAAGAACTACAACAAGCCTTTGAGCAATTAAAAGCTCGTAACTCCGAACGTGATAAGCGCATGCGTGAGGTAGCCTTAGTTAGGGCAGGACAGGCAGATCAGGTATTCCAAGGATTATTTCCTGAAGGAGTATGGTCACGTCCTATTATTGCCAACCTTATTGATGTTGTTGCTCGAGATGTTTCTGAACAAGTCGGTGTTCTACCTACCATTACTGCTGCTGGAGATTCATCATTAGATGATAACCAGCGTACCAAAGCTGACAAGCGTACAAAGATTGCTAACTACTATGTAGCAGCATCCAGACTAGGTACAGAGTTACTGCGTGGCGCAGACCAACTAGCAACATACGGTTTCGTTCCTATTAGAGTTGAACCAAACTTTAAAGATAAGAGACCACACATCCACATTGAAAACTCTGTGGGTGCATATTACGATCAAGATCGTTTCGGCGTAGTCAATGTTTATGCTCGCCTATATCACCGTAAAGCGGGTGATTTGGCAGCACACTTTCCAGAGTATGCCGATCAAATTTTACAATCCAATACATGGACTCGTGGTGATGGTAACTCATTACTACAAGTTGTGCGTTGGACAGACAAGACAAAAACAGTTTTATTTTTACCAGATCGTGGAGGTTTAGTTCTTGCGACGACACCAAACAAGACAGGTATGGTTCCAGTTGCGATTGCTCAACGCCCTTCACTCGATGGCGAATCTCGGGGTCAATTCGACGATGTACTACCTGTTTATGCAGCGAAAGCGAGACTTGCGCTTCTTACTATGGAAGCTGTTCAGAAGTCTGTTGAAGCTCCTCTTGCTCTTCCTACTGATGTTACTTCTCTATCCGTTGGTCCTGATTCGGTCATTCGTTCGAACAGCCCTGAGAAAATTCGTAGGGTTAATCTAGACGTACCTCAATATGCATTTGCTGAGAACAATGTTCTAGCAGATGAAATGAAATTAGGAACTCGCTTTCCTCAAGCTCGTGCAGGACAAGCAGAAGGTTCTATTGTTACAGGTCAAGGTGTTAAAGCACTTATGGCTGGATACGATTCACAAGTTAAAATTTATCAATCAATCCTTGGTGAAGCAATAGGTCAAGCAATATCATTTGCATTTGCAACCGATGAAGCATACTTTACTGATGTAACTCGTGAAGTATCTGCAACAGCCAATGGAGTTCCATATAAATTAAAATACAAGCCAAGTTCTGATATTAATGGTAACTATGGCGTAACCGTTGAATACGGTTTAATGGCAGGTTTAGATCCTAACCGAGCATTGGTATGGGGTCTACAAGCTCGAGGAGATAAGTTAATCTCTCGTGGAATGTTGCGTCGCAACCTTCCTATCTCACTAAATGCTGGTGAAGAAGAGCGAGCAATTGACATTGAAGAAATGCGTGATTCTCTTAAAGCATCCGTATCTTCTATGGCTGCAGCAATTCCACAAATGGTAATGCAAGGTCAAGATCCAATGAAGATTGTTGAAAAAATGGCAAGTGTTATTACTGATCGAAAGAAGGGTATCCCTCTTGAAGATGCAGTAGCAAATGCTTTTAAACCAGAACCAGCACCAAAGGAACAACCAGCACAACCAGGCATGCCAGAAATACCAGCAGGTCCTGAGCCAACCGCTGGTGGTCCAGCACCACAACTTCCACAAGGTAGACCACCAATGCAAGAACTTCTTGCAGGTCTTACAGGTGGAGGAAATCCAAATCTAGCAGCGAGAGTTACTCGCCAAATACCAGCATAACAAGGAGAAATAAATGTTCGGAAAACAAGGAAAGCCAGGAAAAGCACCAACTTCATCTGCAATGGTAGGTAAGAAGAATGGTGGCTCAGTTAAGGGTGGCGGAATGGTAAAGCAAGGCGTTACCCCTAAAGGCATCAAAGGCAACAAAAACAAACTTAAGTAATTTCATTTTATAAGTAAAGGATAACTATGGCAGCCAAAACTCCAAAGAAATTCAGGCAGGCACGTAAGGCTGCCAAAGTTGACGCTAAAAAAGCTTTTAGTGGAAAGAGACAAGCAGGATTAAAAGATAAAAATCCTCTTATGAAATTTTCTGCTGATGATAAAAAAGCTCTTAGCGAAGTATCACAAGAAGCTAAAGGTGGATATATTACCGACGAAAAAGGTAATAAAATTAAAACTACCAACATGACTCCAAAAGAGGCAGCAGCAGAATACAAGCGTGTTACCGCTGCTCGTAATGAGGCATTTCGTTCTGCAATGCGAGCAGAGTTTGGTGAGTATGCTGGTAAAAAAGCTACTCAAGCAGATTATGATTCTAATCCAAAGTTTAAAAATAAAACACCTAAAACTGCTCCTGAAAAGCCAGCACCTAAAATAACTGAAGCAGGTAAAGTTCGTAGTGCAGTAACTGCACCAGAACCAAAACCACAAGGTTACAAAATTGATCCTAAGACAGGTAGAAAAATTCAAGCACCTAAAATTATTAATAAATCAACACCAACAAAAGGTGGCAGAGTAGTTCGGATTCAAGAACCAAGAGTTAGAGCAACTAAACCACCAGTTGTTAAAAAAGGTTTTGCTGTAGGAAAACAACTTAATGCAGAAGGTAAGGCTATTTACGATAGACTTATTAAAGAAGGTGTTAAGCCTAAGTCCGCACTTAACAAAGCTTTATTCCGTCAAGAAAAAGCAGCAACAGCAGCAGCTAAAGCTGCAGGTCCTGTTGCTAGTGCAGCTAAATCTGCTGCTGCAGCAGTTAAAGCACAAGGTCCAGTTAAGTCTAAAATTCCAGCAGGTGCTAAACCAATTGGTATAGGCACAATGAAAGATGGAAAACTTACATTTAAATTTGATGATAAACAAATCAAATCTATTGTTGAAAAGAATAAAGCTGCTAAAGCAATTAAAGTTCCTTCTACAGTTGTATCATCTAAACCAAACGTTCCAGGCAAAGAACTTGTTCTTCGCCCTAAGCCAGGCGCAGTTGCTACTAAAGCAGCAGCGTCAACATCTGCTAAGAAAAAACTTACTGCAAAAACCGCAGCATTAGGTGCTGCTAAATTTGCTGGTAAAGCAGTAACAGGAAAAGTTGGAATGGCAGTTACTGCTGCTTCTTTACTTGCAGGTCCTATTCAAAGAAAATTGAGCGAGGGAACTAAAGGTCGTACCACTTACGATAACTTAAATGCAATTGCAGAACGTTCTAAAAAAGAAGGCACGGTATATACTAGATCTGGCGATAAGCCAATGAATAATGCATCTTATGGTCGTGCAGTACCTGGTGCTGGTGGTGCAACTATCGCATCAGTTCCAAAAGCAAATGCTGCTCCTAGAAAAGAAACTCAAAAACTTAGAGGACCAGTAAAACGTACTTCTGCTACTGGACCAACTATGAATTATAAAGTTGAAACTGGAGATACTTTATCTGCTATTGCTAAACGTTCTGGAATAACTCTTTCAGAGTTAATGGCGTTAAATAAGAAAATTAAAGATCCTCGAAAGATCTATAGAAATACAAATATTAAAATTCCTAGCGCAGGAAAAGTGCCTGATCCAATGTATACAGGTCCAGTTCCATATCGTCCAGGATCTAAAGAAGCAAAGGCATACGAAGCCCTAAGAGCATCAAGAAAGAAGTAGCACATGTCAATGGTTAATCCTGCTGCTGTTCCTATGCCTGGAGCAATGTCTAATCGAAGTGATTTGCCACCAGCACAAGGTGCAAAAAGATTACCAAATGCAGAATATGGTGAACAGCAAAGATTTTTAGCAGAACAAAAAGCTGCACCTATGGCTAAAGCACAAAATCCTTTAGCAAACATTATTCCGTTAGGTGCAGAAACTCGCAGACCAAATGAGTTTGTTACTGCTGGAGTTGATGCTGGTCCAGGTCCAGGTAGAGAAATACTTGGTATACAGAATCCAGCAGATACACAAATTGCTGATTTAACCATGATAGCTAAATACCTTCCGTTGATGCAGACTTTTGCTGATTCACCTAATTCAACTGGAACTATGAAGGCATTTACTAAATATTTAAAAAGTCAAATAGATGAAAATATTCAAGAAGTTTGAAGAGAATCTTGAGTACCTGGGATTTGAATTAGCACCAGTTGCTTGGGATCTAGCACGATTTGATTTTGAATCAGATGATGATCGTTATGCGCTATTAGAAGAATTAACTGCTGGAAGGGAAATTAATCCGAATGGGACTATGGGATGACTGGAGAGCTGAAACAGGCACGACATCTGTACCTAATCCCCTAAGCAGAGTTAATGAATTTAAAAAAGAAGTATTAGATAAAACTGCTGTAGGTAGGGTAGAAGAAAAAGTTGGTGCTGGCATTGCCAGTGGAATAGAAAAAGCACAAGCTAGTCCATTTAGATTCTTAGTTAACCCTGCTCTTAATGTAATGGAAAAACTGGGCGGTGCGGTTAGTGCTGTTACCCAAACAGTAGCAACTCCTTTTCTAGCAGCAGAAGCATCACGTCAAGGTAAGACAAAAGGATTTGTACAAAGCTTTAGGTTTGCTAGAGAGCAAGCTAAAAAGATTTCAATGGGTCAGGCTGTTGCTACTACTGCTGGTCAATTTGTTGGAAACTTTCTTCCAGATCAAATTACACCAACGTTTATGGATGAAGACTTTAACGTTTTCAATGATAAACAAAGAAACCAAGCATATAAGAATGAGTTTCTTGGATGGCTTGCATCTGGAAGTACAGACTTAGGACTTGCTCTGCTTGGAAGTAAAGGTGTTGGTAGTGCTGTTAAAGCAGCCAAAACCACAGCACTTGGATCTGAAAAGATAGTAACCAAGGCTGATCAAGATTTATTTAAAAAGAATTTAGATGATGCAGTTGCATGGGGTACTCGCAATGATGGAACTCCACCACCTACAGGTCTATCTAAATTAGTAGATGATGCAGTTAAGACCAAA